CAGCCATTACTCTTCCAATTGGCTCAGAGTTTAGGTCATGATTTAGTATGATTGGCTTAGGATATGGCTCAACCCAGGACTGGAGAGATCTCTCTAGAGCATCTGCTGAATAGTTATTGTAATTAGCAGTTAGGCCGCTCGTGTATTGCGGCAACTTCGATAATTAAACCTTTTGAAGACTTTGTTGATTCTGAAAAGTTAAAATCAACTTCGGAAAAATCTGGCATCTCTACCGTAAAGGTTTCAACAAAACTAAAAGCCATTTATATCTCCATTTTTAAAATCTATTAGTATAGTAAATTTACTTTGCTAACATTAAACAATTTATATAAAGATATTAAATCTTTGCTATTATATCAAATTGTCTTTTATCTCCACTTTTAAAGAAATCTTCCAACATTTGAGGATGCATTATATGGGTAGCATAGATATAAGATGCGCTGTACAGATTTCTATAACCAGCCTTATGTGCGTTAGCGCACCAGCCTAAATCTTCCCCCTGTGCATGAAACTCATAGTTGACGTTATTATAAACCTCTTTTGACATCATTTTTGCTGCCATTATTATATCAGACTTGAAATAAGATCCAATTGGATAGTTGCCAATTCTTTTGGCTCTTTTACCAGGTTCATCAATCCATGTCATTACGCTTGGAAAATCGCTTCCGAATGGAGTCATGTACATCAATGGACTGACTGCATCTGCACCATCTTTAACATGAGAAACCAAAAGTTCGATAGTCATTGAATTGGTCAATAAAATATCTGAATCAAGACTAAAGAAAAAGTCTGGTTGATATTTTCTGACCTCTGCAAGAAGTGTATTTCTAAGAGAAACCATGTTGTGATATTTCGACATGGTCCACTGTCTTGAATTTTCTGAATGTTCGTGATGAGCGAGATCATCCCTAGATACCATCTCTATCAACGGTATCTCTGGATGAACTCTTTTCCAAAGGTTTATGTATCTTATGGTTTTTTCATCATTTGATGAAACGACAAATACAAAACCAACATTAGAAAGATCTATTGTTTGCTTTTCTATTGCAGCAGCCCATGCTGGAAAAATCCAATCTCTTTTATAGATTGGACAGCCTATAATAAGTTTCATTATTACTCAGCTGCTTTTGTTTCTTTCTTTGCAGTCTGCTTAGGCTTTTCCTCTGACTCAGGAGCATTGTCCTGAGCAGCGGGAGCCACTTCCTTTGCTGGAGCAGCGGCCTCTGGCTCAGAAGGAGACGACTCTGGTTGATCAACTGAATCCTCAAAAGCCTCAACAAAAATTTCCATAAACGCATCAATGACATCAGTAAGAATCTGTAGAGCAAGTCTTGACTGCCCATTCTCGACCGCTGCTCTAAATCCCTTAACTGCATCTTCCTCAAGAAGATACTGCTTTGAAATATCTGACAAAATTTGAAATGACATTTTATTCCTCGTCTTGTAATAGTTTTTGACTATCCTCTATCTTAACATCATATTGTTCTTCTAGCAAGTTTTCAACGGTTGAAATCCAGTTTGGATCAGATCTTTTTATGTCTGGAGAATTTCTTCTTCCGTTTTGATTTTGAGGTCTAGACGCATTTCCTACCCCTCTTCTATTAGAGGGAAGATTTCTTTGACCTGGCCTAGCAGGCTCCTGCTTATCAGTATTATCTGCCTGTGCATTTGCATTTTGTGAAGCCTGTTGCTGTGCGTCAATCAAATCTTTTTGTATTGAACTTTGAATTCCGCTAAATAGATCCTCTATGTCTACTTCTGGATCAATTCCAAGTTCTGTTCTTGCTTCTGTCAATGTTATAACAGAGTTGACATACTTTTGAATAATATGGTTTTCTTTCTTGACTTGTGTATCAACATCGATTTCAGCAAATTTAAAGTAGCATCTGTCAGAGATATCTGTTTCATATGGATTCTTGATTGGATCAAAGCCACCTTCAAATAGAAGTTCATTGAAGATGTGCAGTCTTACCATCTCTGCAAACTGCTTTTGAAATTGCTTAACTCTATCGTAGAAGGCAGTATCAAGTCTTTCTGACATTGATCTATTTCCACCATTCATCGTCATTCCAAGATGGTGGGGAGCAACACCTAAACCAATTGCAACTCTTTCCTTAAAGTGATCAAGATATCTCGATGCATCAAGTGCTGTTTGTGCTGCGCCTACTACCTCTACGTTGTGTCTATATGGAAGAATTAATCCACCTTCAGCTCTAAGATTTTCGATCTCTGCTGCGGCTTTGTCAATCTCCTCTGGTTCTGCTGGTTGATCTGCCGTACCAATTATATATTTATAAAGCGGGAACAGTTCTCTATGAACAAGATTCTGGATGTCTTCTTCCATTTGCCTAAGAGCAACAATGTCATCAAGGCAGTTTGCAAGGAATGGTGTACCAAATGCTCTTCCTGGCTTTCTGTCAAAAAATAAATGAATTACTCTATCTGCAGTCCAAACGGGATCTCTATCTGTTGGAGCATAAGTGAGAGGATCCGTCTGCTGCATGTAGGACTTAGGGCGATTATACTTATCGCGCAAAATCTTAACTTGCTCTGTTGGTATTAGATAATATCCAACTATTGGCTGAGTACTACTTATCGGCGTAAGAGTCGATGGGAAGTATGTTGAAAGATCACCTCTTGCTCTTACGGCAAAGACATTTCCAAACTTAAGTAACTGATCTGATAGGTCAATAAGAAAATCTAAGAATGGTCTCTTCATGGCCATTTCCATATAATCTATTCTTTGATAGAGATATGAAACGGCTTCTTGATTTTCTCCGGACTATCTTCCAACCCTCTTTCCAAAAAAGGTCTTTATACTTTGAAATTGCCTGCTTTACATATGAGTCTGTATCAACAGCTTGAATTATTCTGTCAAAGTCATATGGAGAAGGTTCGAAATTGCTTCTTCCAGTATAAAAATAATTAGTCCCCTGGTATCCAAGGGCAAGGGCAGCTACTCTAAAGTTCTTGGACAAAGGCTTTATGTCTTCAGCCTTTATCTCTGTAGCTATGAGATCTGATTCTTTGTTTCTATTTTGAAACGATAAATATCTTCTTATAGGCATTTTTTGGTGCTCCAAAAGTAGTGGGCTACCGTTTTATAGTAGCCCACTACAGGAATTAAATTAGCCTTCTTGGACCAATCCATCGAAGGTCTTCTTGAGAATGATGCTCTTTACAGCCTCAATCCAGAAGATTGTCTCGGGCTCCGAGAAATCACTCTTGTAAGAAAGGTTCTGCTCTGAGATCGTAATCTCAACCTTAAACTCTTTCTTCTCTGTATTCTCTTCAGTCATTTTTATTTCCTTTTTTGTTGATATCAAACTATCCGTGAATTATATCATGATTCTAATCTTGATTCTAGATCTTTTACCTTTTCTGAAAGTTCTTGAACAGCTTTTGTTAAAATAGCTATCAACTCTAGATGCTTCCAAGATTGTGGCTCCCAGGCATCTATGTCAAAGTATCCACCTTTTTGATCAAAAGGAATAGTTGTATTTGGTGGAGCCAAACATGCTAAATGACTGAAATCTTCATAAACTTCATCAGCTATAAAACCATAATTTTTATGAGACAAAGCATAAATCTCTTTAGCTTGCTCAGTCCAAGGCTCGTCTGTAGATGGATCTATGTCTCCTAACTTGGAATTAAAAACTCTTGGTCTTAGAGAATTTATAATTGGAAGTGCTTCTGGCATATCTTCTATATTTTCTTTGAATTCTCTTTTTGAGGTAAATTTAACAATTCTTTCGGCACCGCCGGAAGTTTGAGCCATTAACCCTGGGAGGTTATTTGCAGATCCAGGAAATTGAGTTTCAGCTCTATAAGAAAAACCATTTCTTACTTCACAGTTTCTTGTGACTATTGAACCTACTGAATCTACGCTGAATCCATCAGTTGTAATTAACGCACCATTTATTGAACCACCAGATATTAAGGCTCCAGATATTGTTCCGCCAGATATTGTGCCAGTAGCAGTAATAGTTCCACTGAAAGTTCCAGAACTTGCATTTATTGTTCCAGAAATAGTTGCACTGCTTGCAGTTAGGCCACCAGAACTATTAACTTGAAATGTGCCACCACCAATACTTATTGACCCACCGCTTATCGTTCCACCACTTAACGTAGCGCCAGAAATAGTTCCAGTTGCGGCAGTAAGGTTTCCTGTCAAAGTTAATGTATTAGTGCTAGCATTAAAGAGCAAGAAATTAGTTGAACTACCAACTTTAAATTCACTTACAAGAGCGGTATTATTTGCATTGGTATTCCATCTATTGTTTGCATCGATCCATACTGCTCCAGCCTTAATTGTTCCTCTAATTACAGCTGCATCAAATTCAGCATAACCGTTTCCGCCAATAACCCATCCTGCTGAACCCTGAGTCCAATTTGGGGTTGCATTGGCAGAATAAGATCCGTTGTAGTTAGATGATCTTATTATCGCCATATTTGCGGGAGCAGCAATTACTGTCTGTATTCCTTGCTGCTTTAGTATTATTTCATGGGCATTTATTGTTCCAGCAGTTATCTTTGCTGCAGTTAGTGACATAACATGAGAGCCATCTATTAGTGCAGTGGCGCTTGACTCTTTCAGGCCGGAACTTGGAGTCCAGGGACCAGCATTTCCAGATGTGTCTATTGGTCTTATTCTTCCATAATAGGTTACTGGAACAACAGATGATTCTGCGTCGTCAAGAGACGATGAATTCGTCTCAACATCTATCGTAAATACGCTTGATCCAGACTTTCCAGACGAAATTTTTACAGCACCTAGTGCATCTTCGTAAAGTTCATACTCATATTCAGAAACATCTAGATCAACAGTTGGCTCAAAGGAGAACATCACTGACTTATAGTTTCCAACTATTGTAAAAGTATTATTATCTATTGCTGATGGCAGTCCAGTAACATCTGTTTTTCCGTGGAGTAAGGACTCTTATTGAGTCATATGGTGGATCAACAGCAGATACTTCACTATTCTTAGCCTTGAGCGTAAATACATAGTTTTGTTGCGGCTTTAATCCGCTTATCTTCTTTATTATTTTAGCCATTACTTAAGTCCACCTATTGATTTAAATGCTATATCTGGTTTTATTTCTTCATCTTCAAGCTGAATAAAATAATTCTTTGAAAAAGAATATTTCTCTATCGTCAATTTATTTCCAGATGAGGATTGATTTTTTTCATCTAGAATCTCTAATTCGAAAATAAAATCTCCATAGATCTCATCATAAGTGCTAAAGAGATTTAGCGTTCTTACATCGAAAGAGAATACATTTTCTTCACTTTTTAGAACTGATGAATAAAGATCTATTTCATTTGACTGAGATACAACTTGTTGACCACTTCCAGTAGCAGATGTCTTGATCACTTTTATTTTTATTTTTCCAAAATCTGGTCCGACTTTAGTAAATAATTTGAATACTGGTCCAGAAAAAGATCCTATTACTTTTGCTCCTGGAGCAGAAGATGATTGGTTGAACCAAGTTTCAGGGTCACCTAAATATGCAACTGAAGCTTTTCTAGTGTTTGTTGATCCTGCTAAAACCTGATGAGAATAGAAGCTCAGTGAATTAGTAGATTCCCCTGACTCAATTGCCATGTAGTTTGATCCAGATGGTGGAGTAGTAGAAACATACGATGATGAAGAAAGCTCTATATACTGGATATTGTCTTTGTGATAGTAAATATAATAGTTTCCATCTGGTTGATTTCCGGCAGTTACATCAGTGACTGACTTGAACCAAAGGTTTTTGTCGTACTCATTTTCACTTTCTCCACCTAAAATTATTGAATAAGTTGGAATATATTCATCATTGTTTTCATATACAACAATATAAGAGTCTTGGTCAACTTTGTCTTTTATCAGACCATTTTCATAATAAAAAAGTCTACCAATATCATAGTCAGATATGCTTACATGTACCCAGTCGCCAATCTTTAGATTGTCTGTTGCATTAGGAAAAACCATTTTCCTTCTTACTGGAGAGTATTCAGTTGCTAGTTCTGGAGTAGCTGAATCTGTTGCTTTTAGAAAAGTGAACCAAGACACAATTAAACCTCGTTGTAGAGTATCTCAAACTCGTAAGAGTTTATCTTATCATCTTGTATCTCAATCTCAAATGTGGCATCGTAGTTTACATTTCCTCCAATTAAAATATTTTGCTGCAGGTTTGTAAGTTTTAGATTTGAATAAGGAAGGTTATTATCCGATAAAAAATAATTCTCTCTTCCTGATTCATAGTCAATTGAAGTTGCGCTTATTGGAGCAGATCCATCAATTCCAGAATGTGTATGCTCTGCAATTGCTATCCCACCAATCGTTGCTCCTGGAGCCATGGTTATGGATCCAGTTATAGTTCCACCATCTCTTCTCAAATACTGTGGGTGAGCGTCTTCGTCAAGCCCATCAAGCTGGGAGTGAAATGATCTAAGATTGTTTCTATTCTCGGAATCTACTGCTATCGACGTAAATATGTCTTTATATGTTTCTATGTTTTCATCAGATGTTTGTGCAATGACGTTTGTTCTCTTAATGGCCATTGGCTCCATATTAAGAATATAATTTACATATCTTCTCTTCATTTTGATAAGCTGGAGAAGTCCATCCATTCTAGATGAGAACTGTATTCTTCTTTCCACATAATCAGTTATGACAGATCCAAGATTTCCAGAAACGGCGTTCTGAGCAATTACTAGTTCTCCGGCAAGAGTGGGATTATTCCTAATCAAATCAGAAGTTGAAAAATCCAAAGAAAGTGGCTCTATTACGGATGACTTAAACTTAAGTGCGGGAAGAAGATAGTTTGAATAGAAGCTTTCAGCTATATCTACAGAGTCTCTTTTTATAAGATTAGTTATTGTCTGTATTTCTGATGTATAAGAGTTAATCTTTAAGGCAAAGAATGACTGAAATCTTGCTGCATGAGCTTCATTTAATGATTCTATTTCTGATGCGGGAATGCTAATTGGAGGAGTAGTTATCTCACTAGCCAATTGCTTTACATAATGTGAAACGGCTTTTACCCAGTTCATCAAATGTTTTGCTATTTCTGCTTCAAATTCATCTTTATATGAATCGCTAAAATGGTGTATGACTATGTTTTTTACCATTATTACTTCATTTAGAATGAACTGCAAAAGTTTTTTTATTTCTACTAAATATCCAAATGTAGTATGGCTTATAGTCAATTCATAATTTTTAACAAAATCTCTGCATGACCTGCACTGGTGCTGCGATGCGTATTGATACTCTTCATATGTTGCATAGTCGGGGACTGGAAGTTCTTTTGCTTTTTCATGATGCTTAAGAGCATCTTTCCAAACTGCTTTGTGTCCAGCTTCAAGATTTACGTTTGAATAAATATTTATGTTTACTTTGCTAAGATTATTGTTTATTTCATTTAAAAGTTCATTTATTATATTTTCAGCAAAGTAGGCGTTTGACCTAACCTCTGATATGGGAGTTTGAGAATGCTCTGT